ACCTATGAGAAGCTGAAGAAGGAGTTTCCTGAGTCCATCGACTGGACAATCTCAGAAAACTCCGACATGACGGAAGGGTCTCAGCAGTTAGCCTGCACCGGCAACAACTGCGAGTTGTAAACTTAGGGGACTTCGGTCCCCTTTTTTAAACAACCGTTTGTTTTTTGTAAGCTGAAAATAAAATATCGTAGGCTTCTGGATTTTTAATTTTCAATTCTTCATCTTTTCCTGACATCATCATCTGTTTAAAGGTACGTGCCTTACTAGTCAAACTAGAGGTTTTTAGGGCTTGTTCTTCCTCTTTTTCTATATAATTATCCACAGTTAAGCCTAAAAAATTATTGTATTCGTTAAAATTTTCTTCTACAAAAATTCCCAAAGCTCTGACAACATCTTCTGTGGGTGTTGTTTTAGGAGGCATTGCGTCCCTAAGTCTAGAAGCAGATTTATTAGGATCTAGAATAAATCTAATAAAATTTCTATCGTTGTTCTGATGGAGAAAATTCATCAAAGTATACACAATTTCCGGGGTCATGCCTGACCTTGCTTCTAAAATATTTGGATCTAATTTTAATAAACCTTCTAAATAACTGTTCATTGAACTGATCCTAGGAATAAATTCTAGTAGCATATTAAACTTGGCTGTGGCCTCTTTTTGTGCTTTAGATGTAGGCAGGTTGTCAATAGCAAATTTAAGTTGTTCTTTTGCTTCTACGTTATCAAAAGCATTGACGAAAGCCGTAGCCCTATCTTTAAGAGGCACTACTTCTTCCCCTTTTGTTTTTAAGGCTTTAACAACTTGAGCAGCAGTTTTTTCTCTTTGGGAAGTTGCTCTAGCCGCTTTATAAGCTGGAGAAGCCACGTCCGCAAACGCTTCGAGTTGTTTTTTAGAAGATATTAAAATTTTCTGAGCATCTCCTGTTGTATTATCTATTTGATCTTGTAAAGAATGCAAAATCATCCTTACTTGACCTATAGAATTAGGGGCATAGCCGTTGTACGCAGAACTTGTTATAGGGTCTTTTTTAAGCCCAGCTATTGTAGTTTCTATAGCAGGAGAGTTCCTCAAAGTAGTTAAATTTGGCAACATTGCTTGAGGAATTATGTCCTGATCTGCCTTAGCGTATAGCTGTATTACCGCTTCAGCAACACCTTCCTTTCCTTCAGGAATGACAGTAGAAACAAGATCGTCAATAAGCTCATCTAAATTTTTAGCGTTGCTTCCCATCAAGTCAGCAATTTGCCTTAAACTTTGGTCTGAAAGTTTAGACGAGGTCTTTAATTCTTGAGACAATAATGCAGGATCTGCTGTTGCTTGTCCCGGAGTTAAAACAATACCTTTTTCTGCTGCTTGTTCTATAGTTTCAGCGCCTTCTAACCTGACAGCTTCTTCAGGTCTAATGTCAGGACCAGCAGGCTTAATTTTGCCTCTTCCTCCGAACCCTACAGAAGAAACTAATCTTCCTAAACCAGTGGTTGTTGCCATCATCATAGGAGCAAGAGTTGCGCCTAGTGTGCTGTTTAAAAGACGAGCAGAACTTAAAGCCCCTGCTTTTTCAGGGTCTTCTACAAAAGTAAATAGCCCACCACCGGCGCCAATTGCAGTCGTCCTTTTAAGCGCTGTTTTTAAGTTTTGTCCTTTCGTGGCGTAGATATCAGCAGCAATAATAAGGCTTTCGGCCAAAGCGTCTCTAGACAATGTTTGAGCCAAGGTCATATTATTTGTTTGTTCCGCTTCTAGTATTGACCTTGTAAACTCTGCCGTTGTTCCTTCCGGAACAGCCCCCGCTGTTTCCGCCATAGAGTAAAAAACTTGTGCAAAACCCGCATAAGAACGCATTCCTCCGGATTTAAGGACATCTTCCCAAGTAGCTTTTTCTTCTTGTATATCCTCTTGTTGAACAGAAACAAGAATAGCGTCCAAATCTTCTTCAGAAGCTGGAGGAGCAACTACAGAAGTGGGCACTTTGTCTTGATCTTCTTCCGAAGTCCCTAAAAGACTAACATAATTTTTTTCTTCTTGTGTTGTCGGAGGAATTAAAAGGTAATTTAGATCTTCATTCATTTTAAAACCCTTAATTTAGTTGGGCATAACAAAACGGGTATCGGAGTTTTCTTGTAAATACAACCTTCTTAACAAAAGCATAGGGGCTAAAGGCTCTGTTGCTTTTTTAGACATGTCTTGTATTTGTTTGTAAGTTAAAGTTCTTTTTTCTCCTGTGGGGTTTCCGTCAGGGCCTATAATATTAGTAACAAAAGTCATATTTTCTTTTTTGCCTTTCCCTGACTCATACAGGCGCCACATTTTTTCAACATCATCAGAAGGAATAAAAGACGTTGCAGGAAAATCACGAGTAAAAGAAGTCCATTTAGTTTTAGCCTGTTGTATTTTTTCAGCACTTGTTCCGGCCTTGTTTAAAGAGGCAGTCCTTAAAATTTGACGTGTGTTTGCTGCTTCCATATAGGTAAGAAGTTTTTGATAGCCTCCGGGAGTACTTAAAAGGTTAGGAACAGAAGCAATAAATGTTTCAAATTCTTTGTTTGAAATAGCACCTTTTGTTGCAGCTAAACGCGAACGTACAAAATCTTGGGTAAACGCATTTATAATGTCAGTACTTTCGGTTGATTTTGCTATTTTCGAAAAAACCGGATCTGTTTCCGGTACTCCCAACAAACGCATAGTCGTCTGTGTTCCTCTTCTAATAGCGTCCAAGGTATTTGCCCCTGCACCAAAAACTTCGGGATTTTCAGACGCAACTATTCTTGCCTCAGCAATTAACGAAAGATTAGATTCAGCTTCTGTAGCAAGTTCGTTTGCCTTAATTACTTCTGCTGCTAAACCACCGCCAAGATCTTTTGCTAATTGAGTTTCTTGAGCGCTGCTTACGCTTACCGTTGTTTTGGGGGTAGTCCTTATTTTTAAATCGCTTAAGTCTTGAGTTGTAACTAAAGATCTATCTCCAACTCTTCTAGTTTTTCCGGATTTGTCTTGAATTGTTTTTTCTACTACTACCCCGTCATCGTTGACCCACTCTGTAATTGTAAAACCAGCGTCTATATCAGTTTCTTTTGGCTTTAAAAATTCTCTTAAACCGTCTAAATCTAGAGTTTTTACCATAGATCTAACTAAAGCATCAGATGTTGCTGGATTAGGGCTTCTAGCAGCTTTTTTTAAAGCAATAGGCGTAAGCGATTTTATTGCTTCTCTTGTTCTTTCTCTTTCACTTGCAGCCTGTTGTGCTTGAATAGCAGCAGCACCAGTAGCACCCGCCTCAGTAAACATGCCTTTTGCCTGCAAAATCTTGGCCCTCGCCGCATCGTACTCAGGAGTGCCGGGAGTGTATTTAGACATTTCATTAATTTCTGTTTGTCTTTGTTGTTCCTTTTGAAGCTGCTGTGGTAGTGTCGCCGCTCCACCGACGGCAGACAATAGCCCACCTTGGACAGAACCCATGGGGCTTGCCGCTTGTCTTAAAAATTCTTGTGAAAACTTAGCCATTATTTAACCTCCAAACAACCTTGACCACCAAGTGCCGTCATTGTTTTGATCTGTTATTCCTAAAAAGTCAAACAAACCTCCGCTGCCTCCGCCTATACTTGCACCTGATCCGCCGCCTTCAGGTACAGTAAATGCTTTATTTAGCAAGGTTCCGCCCACTTGACCCAGAAGATTAGCTCTAGCACGTTCCTGAAGCAGTAGCTGCTCAAGGCCAGACATAGCTGTTTCACCAAAGAGGCCAGCGCCGTACTGCTGAAGTGCTGCCTGTTGTGACGCCAGTTCTTGAGAAGGCTGTGTAGCAGCAAGTAGTTGTGCCTGAGGTAGATAACTAGCGCCTAGGTATTGTTGACCTAGTTGAGCCTGTTGCAGCTGCTCTGCTTGCGCCTGTTGCATTGCCTGCATAGCCGCCATATTCTGAGCTTCTTCCTGAGCCTTTGCCATTGCAAGCTGCTCTGGAGTACCTCCGTACTGCGCTGTTTGTACACCAAGACGGCCCTGAGCCGCTAGACGCTCTTCCAACGCTAGACGCTGCCTCTGTTCTTCTGGGGACTGTACGGCCCGTATGCGGTCAAATATTTCCTGCTCTCTGGTAGTTCTAGGAGCCTGAGCTTGCTCAAAGAATTGACCAGCGCCTCCAAACAACTGTTGTTGCATCGCTTGTTCTTGAGGGGACAAGCCTAAAGTTGTTGTAAACTGTCCAGTAGTAGGATCAACTTGGGTTCCAAATTGTCCTCCAGTAGCAGTAGTGACTGTAAAGGGCCTAAACTGGGTTTGCTCTAGGCCCATCTGGGCAATGTCTAGGGCTCCCGGAACTTCCCTTCCACGAACAGTTGTACCAACTAGGGCTTCTTCGCCAATGTCGGACAAGCGGTCGTACTCTTGTTTGGTCAACAAACCACCAAGGAATCCCGGCACAGCGACCTCTGGTTGAAGCAAATAGTCTAAAATGCTCATTCTTTTCTCCTAGTTAAAGCAACTTACCTATCAAGGCCATTACGTTAATCTCCTGTAGCGACAAAGGTGATCCGTCAATTTCTGACTCTAGACCTACCTGTACACTTGTTCCGTATCCGGTGGTGTTGAGGCTACGTTGGTTTGTTAGCTGTCCACCTGTAAATTCTACCGTTGTGTACTCACTTTCACCAAAAAAGCCAGTAATCTGAGTACCTACCGTAAACTCTGTTGTTGCGTATGTTGTGTCGAAGTCATACGCCCACTTCATAAATACTGTTGCGTTGTTTGCACCAACCAGTGTTGGCTTCAACTTCTTCAAAATCTTGACCCTAGAGCTATCACCAAAGGTTAAGCTGGGGCTGTAGTACTTGAATCTGTAGCCTAGTCCGTTGTCACTGTAACCCGTGTACGTACTAATTCCGTCAGTTGTGCCTATGTGAAGCGTGCCGTTTTCTAGTCGTGTAAACGCTGTAAACTTAGTTGACGGCCAACGTGTTACACGGTACGACCCATTCTCTAGTGTGCCTCTAACGTCAAAACAGTACGTTACGTCCTGACCAGTAAAGGTTAACAGGTAGAAGCCTTCCTCAGGGCTGTACACAGATCTAAAAAACTCTGTCTCATTCTGCAGTGCGGCAATGATGTCCTTAGTAATGTTGCCGGACAAGCTGCTGATAGGCATTGACTTTTCTTGTATTGTTCTACCAAAGCTCTTAAGTCCTGTATGCGACAAGAACAACACGTCTGTACCAGTATACTGCACAGTGTCTCTGTTAACGCAACCAATGCCTGCTACGGTATCTGACAAAGTCATAGAAGCAGGAGAAGTAGCACCGTCGTACACAATAATGCTGTGCTTACCAAAGATAATTAACAGTCCGTTGTGTGCCGCTAGTGCTACAATCTCGTCATACCCGTCAGGCCACACTTTAGATACATCAATGTTGCCGCTAGAGCCGCCCGACCAAGCCGATCCATCAAGTAAGTCAGACCAGTAGATAGTAGACTTGTTAGTACTAAAGTCCGCAGTCCACAAACGTCCATACGCCGCTAACACCTCATGACCGTACATAGTACTAGCAACACCCGAAGCATGGGGATGCGTTGACATTTTTTCTACGGAGCCTACGTGATTAGAGTAAACCAAGGGCTCGTAACCACGTTGGAAGAAAAACAAGTGGTCATTAAAGTTTACAATTTTCCAGTCGTTAGCACTGATTGTATAACTACCGGGAGTTTCGTCTGCCAGTGTAGTTGTACCACTAATGATCTTGTTGTTACCAACAGAAAATATCTTGGTGTTTCCTGCGTTGTCCTTGTATTCCTTGATAGCTCGTAACGAGTCAGTACCAAGGACGGTCTTGTTTGTTGTTACGACAGTGTGGCCCTTACGTGCAGCAATACGACCACGTTTGTCGATCACGGCGTTGTCTGCAATTTCTGCAAACGACGGGTCTTGGGCCAATGGCGAATCTTCGGTGTTAACACCTTTGAACGCCGGAGCTACAAGATTGATACTTTGCAGTTGTTCAGCCATATTAAATAGTCCTAAATACCATCTCTTCAGGGTGTTTTGCGGCGTCTATAGCAATAGCGTCAGACAAGAACTTATCAGCAATGCTAAAGTACTCAGCAACTGACGTACCTCCTGTTTCACCACGCTCACGCGCCAACAAAGCTACTGCGTAGTGAATTACAGGTTGCGAAGGTACAAGCAGTGAGTCCGTGTTAGCACTCAAGTCAGCCTGTCGCTTAATTACGTCAAACCGAAGGCTGTACACAGCGTCTGGTGTTGGGCCTACTAGTACTTCTGTGTCGCCACTAGAGTCCAACCCATTGTACGTGTAGTATCGTGGTGCGCCTTCTGCTGCACTGCTAATGTACAACTGCTCGTTAAACCAGTCTTTTGTCTGGTAGTCCATAAAGAGGTTACTAGTGTCGTTCAGGACACACATGACTTTTACGTTGTCACCACCACCAGTTAGTGAGTAACTGTTGTCGGAAGCAGTAGTAGTTACAACAATGGTTTCACGCAAGGCAGACCAGTCTGTTGCTTCTTCTACTAACTTCTTAGCGTCGTTGATGAAGTCACCCACCATCTTGACATAGGTTGTACTTGTGACTGACGTGGTCTCTTCTTCACGCAACCGACGCAGTACACTGTTCATTAGGTTTAAATATGTCATGCTAATTTCCTATTAGGATCGCTAGTAAACATGCCTTGGTTTATTGGTTGCACCTGTGGCGTAGTCGTTTGTCTATCAATAAACTGATTAAGTTGTTGTAAAGCCGTTGGTTGTTGTTGTACGGGCCTAGCTTGAACAACTTGTTGTACTTGTCTAGGTCTTGCTGTTTCTTCAAACGGAGTAAACTCAAACTTGTCTTGGGCCATTGCAATTTCTTGTGCAGTCGGTTGTTTAGCTCCAAGACCAAACAAGCCTAGTGTTGCTAACCCAAGTTGTTGCCCAAGTTGTCCAAAGCCTGACTCTAGTTGACCACCAATGCCTTCAAAACCTGTACCCAGTTGTTCTGTAAGCGTGTTGGACAAATCTTGTACGTTCTCGCCTAGTCCTGTACCAACACCAGTAATGGAATCTACTATTGTTTCAACATCAGTTCCAAAGGAGTCTGCAAGACCTGTCAAACCCAAAAGAACATTAGTTTCTAGCTCAGTTAGCTCTCCGCCAAGGCCAGAACCTAAAGTAACAATAGCAGCTTCAATGTCGTCGGTCTGTACGCCCAATGCGTCGGCAAGGTCTTCTACACCTTCAGTTACTGCTGTAGTTACTCCTCCTACTGCTTCTTCAACACCAGTAAGTTGGTCGCTGAGGTCAGCAATGTTTTCTGTAAAGTCGGTTCCAAGGTCCGTAACGGAAGTAACAACTTCACCGATGTCTAAACCTAGGTTTTCAGCTAAAGTTTCTAATCCTGTTAAAACAGAGGTTTCAAGGCCAGTAAGGTCCTCGCCAGTAGCAGTGCCAAGGTTTGAAATGGCAAGAATAAGGGCGTCTGTAGACAAACCCAAGTCTTCAGCAAGATCGTCGATGCCTTCTTGCACCCCTCCGATCCCTTCTCCAATACCCGTAAGCTGTTCGCCTAGACCCTCAATTCCATCAGCAACATCAGTTCCAAGGTCAGTAACAGAAGTTACTACGTCACTTATTTCTAATCCTAAGTCCTCAGAAAGATCCCCTAGGCCTTTAAGAATATCGGTCTGTAAATCAGTTAGTCCTTCCCCAGTAGTAGTACCAAGGTTTGATATAGCAGTAAGAAGACCATCAGTAGATAAGCCCAAGCTTTCGGCTAGTTCATCAATCCCGCTTTGAACCCCAGCAATGCCTTTGGTAAGTCCTTCAAAGTCTTCGCTTAACTGTGTAGCTACCTGCTCTGCTGTCAAGCCCGCAGGAATACCGTCAACAATTCTTTGTACGTCTTGAATAGTCGCAGAAGGTGGTATAGTGACAGCACCTGCGATCTGTTCCAACTGAGCGTCAGTAAACCCGTAGTTAGCTAAGATGTCACGAACATCTTGAGGACTAGCAATCTTTAAACCGCCGATAGCCTCTGTAATAGTAGTAACAGCGGCGTCTAAATCTTCACCAACAACGACACCTTCTAAAGCGTCTTTTAAATCCTTGTTGTTTATGTTTTCAGGTAAAGCATTAATTATCTGGGCAATTTGAGCATCGCTAAAGTTAAACTCAGCTAGTGCGTCTTTAACATCTTGAGGACTTGCAATATCAAGCTCACCAAGAGCGTTTACTATTTTTGTAGTAGAAGCCTCTAAACTAGCGCCTGTAGCTATTCCTTCAAGAGCAGAAGACAAAGAAGTCTGTACTTGCTCTAAGCTCAATCCTTCAGGAAGCGCATTAACAATTTGTTGTAATTGGGCGTCAGTAAATCCATATTCAGACAATATAGTTTTAATGTCTTCTGGACTAGCAATATTCAAAGCGCCTACTGCTTCAGTAATTTTTGTTACTGCAGCATCTAAGTCTTCACCGACAACAATACCCTCTAAAGCAGTTGCTAAGTCGCTATTGCTAATGTTTTCAGGTAAGGCGTTAATTATCTGGTTGATTTGTGATTCGCTAAACTCAAACTCAGACAACGCATCTCTTACGTCCTGTGGGCTTGCGATAGCTAAACCACCAAGCGTATCTGTAAATAGCTTTTGTATTTCGTCTAACGACGGCCCTGCTTCAGGTATCTGCTCCGCTAGTCGATCTAGAGCAGTCTGAATTTGGTCCATAGAAGCAGTTGAAGGGAAGACAATGCTGTCTTTAATCTGCTTAATCTGGGCTTCAGTGAATGTCTCAGGGAAAGCAAAGTTTTCAAAAGCTTCGTCCAGCATGGTTTGGAAGTCTGACTTAGTTGCAATGTTAGACTCCAACATCAAGTCAATAACTTCTTGTGCAGTAAGTTCTTCAGGCAGGTTATCCAGTTCTTGCCTAAGTTCTGCCAAAGTAACTGATTCAGGTATGTTTACAGCCTGACTTATCTGTTGTAGCTGTGCGTCAGTAAATCCATATTCACTTAGCAGTGTTCGGATGTCTTCTGTGCTTGCTATCTTTAGATCACCAATTAGATCTGTAATGGTGGTAACAGCAGCGTCTAGGTCTTCTCCTACTACTATGCCTTCCAAAGCGTCAGCTAAATCTACTTTGTTCAAGCCTTCAGGCAGTGCGTTGATTATTTGAGCAATTTGGGCTTCACTAAAGTTAAACTCAGCCAGAGCAGTTCTAACGTCTTCCGGACTAGCAATGTCCAAACCATCTAAAGCGTTGTTGAGCAAAGTACTCATTTCTTCCAAAGTGGGCGCTTCTGCTGGAAGTTGGTCTGCTAGTCTGTTTAAGGCTTCCTGAATCTGCTCCATGGAAGCGCCTTCAGGAATTACAATAGTTTCTCTTAGCTGTTCTATTTGAGCTTCAGTAAACGTCTCAGGGAACGGGAAGTCCTCAAGAGCTTCGTCTAGTAACGTACCTACGTCACCTACTACGTCTTCCCTAAACTGTTCCATGTAAGTACTAAAGTCTTCGTTGCTCATTAAGTCTCTTTCGTTTAAAAGTTGAGCAATGTTTTCAGGCGTAGCATAACCAGCGTTAGCAACGGCATCAATAAAGTCTTCAGCATCTCCATAAGGCAAGTTAGCCAAAGCAGTAGCAAGCTGCTCCGGTGTTAGTACACCAGCCATAGCGTCAGCAAACTCTTCTGCGGTTAACAAATCTGCGTCAGACAACAGAGTAGAAATAGTGTTACCGATTTCAGTTAATGAAGGCGCTTGAAGCTCAGGGAAGGCTTCTTGTATTTGAGCAAGAGTTGGTAAATCAGCAACACCAAGAGCATTTATAGCGTCAATAATTTCTTGAGTTTGTACTACTCCGTCTTCTCTAACTTGGTCTACAACATCTTGGAACATAGCCTCAGTAATGCCGGGTTCTTCTACTTCAAGTCCTGTGGCTTCTTGAGTCGTGTCAGCAAGGATGTCTTCTTCTGGTTCTGTTGTTGTTTCAGTCTCTTCTGCTTCTTGTTCATAAGCTTCAATTTGTCGTTCAATGTCTGCTCTTGCGTCAGGGTCTGTGGTTGTTTCAAGAAGCTCTCTAAGTTGGTTTAATACGGTCAGTCCACCAGAAGATTGAAGGTTTAAATTTCCAGAAACAGTTGCTCCTTGCGGGCCTGTCCCGCTTCCGGCAGTAGGCGCCCCAGCAAGAAAGTTAACAACACTTTGGGTTACTGATCCTTGTGTATCATAAGCGTCTGATGCAGCCTGTATAATATTATCAAGAAACTCAGGGGTTTGTAAACCCGCTCTAAAAATTTCAACAGGAAGACCTACAGCATCCAAAAGAACCGGACTTCCAAACGCTCCTTCAGAAGCAAACTGTAGAAAGTTTTCGTAGCTTAAGGTTCCGCCGTTTGGCATTAAAATCCTAACATCCAAACCTTCGGGAGTAAATTCGTCCACTATTTTAAATAAAGTGCCGTCTTCTAAACTTACCCACCTTTGATCTTCAGTGTACTCCATTACAGAGTCTACTAGTTGGTCTAAAACACCAGTTTCTCTAATTTGTCTTAAAGCTTCCGCCCCTAGTCCAGCAGTTATGGCTGACTCTAAAGCTTCTCCAAAGTCTACATCACCAGTCATTACAAGCTGGGTAGCTGCGTTAGCAATTCCTTGCGCTGCTCCTGTAGCAATAGAAGAATTCCATCCAAGCCCTGCTATTTGCTCAGACCCTGCAGGAACTGTTGTAGGAGCCGCAAAAAACTCAGATAGAGCACCACCCATGTAATAACCCATGGCCGCAACAATACCTGCTTTCACGTAGTCACCTACGCCCATTTGCTCTTGTTTAACTGTCTTTACATAGGCAGAGCCGTTCCACTCGTACTTGTCACCGTCACTATTGTAAAATATGGAGTTAACGCCGTACTTGCTAAGAAGCGCTTGGTTTTCGTCTGAATTAATCCAACGATCATAAGCAGAGGACTGCTCTTGCATTCGTTGCCCATAAGCTTCGGTGTAAACGTCTTGGTCGCTGTCGCTGTACTGCGTAAGGTCCTCACCCTCAAGAATCATCAACTCATCTTCAGTCAATGATCCAGTGTACTCGTCCCAGTTTCCTACGTCATAGTCTCCGGACTGAATCAATTGCTCACGTTCAGTCATGTAGGCTAGGTAGTTGTTGAAGTCACCAAAGGCTTCCCTAAGCATACCAGAGCCTTCTTCGTTGAAGTACTCTTGTAGTTCAGCTTGGGTTACTTGAGTTGCCTCTCCCCTGTTGTACAAAGCATTAGGGTTAGCGTCACCTAACTCAACGCCCCTAAAAAACGTAAAGGTAGTTACGCCTTCTGTTTCTGCTTCAGGTTCAGCATCTTTTGTATCTGGTAAAGGCTTAGGAGGAGCAAGCTCAGTCTCTGGCTCAGGTGCCGGTGCAGGTGCAGGGGGTTCAGCATTAGGGTCAAACGGTCCAGTTTCACCGGGTTGAGTTTTAGTTGGGTCAGAAGTAGGCGTACCAGTAGGCTCTGTTTGAGTTGTAGTCGTAGTAGGCTCTTCTTTGACAATTACATCACCTGTTGGACTAGGCGTTATAGTGTCGGCAGGCATGGTAAGCATGCCACCATCAGTCGATGGAGCGCTTACAGGCACGTACCCAACAGGAGTAAACTCAAAAAACTCCCCATTTATTTCTACAATGTCGCCGTATCTTGCCATTTATTTTTCCCTCGACACGCCCTTGGTTTTTTCATAAGAGCGCATAGCGCCAAGACCAAGCATACCCATTAGTACAGGCATCATAGTCTCTAGGTCAAT